GGGTGATGGGATGGGTGGGCGTTCCCGGAGGTATCGGGAACCCAGCGTCCACGAAAGGCGGGGCCACGCCGCCCCAGGTGCCCAGCGGCGGCTCAGGCGGCAGCACGATGGGGTGGCTGGGAACCCCTGGAGCGATGGCGCCCGGCGGAATGACTATCGGGTGGCTAGGGTGTGCCGGGGGCGGAATGACAATCGGGTGCGTGGGCACCCCTGGCGCAATGGCCCCAGGCGGAATGACAATCGGGTGGGTTGGGACCGGCGGCGGAAGATAGATCGGGTGGCTCGGCACCCCTGGCCCTATCGCGTCGGGCGGAATGACTATGGGATGCGTCGGCGTGCCCGGTTGCGGTGGCACCCAAGGATGCGTAGGCACTCCCGGCTGTGGTGGCACCCAAGGATGGGTCGGAACCCCTGGAGCACCGTCTCCCATCGGAATGATGTATGCGAGAAATCCTGGCATTGTTCAGGCTCCTAGTGGTGATTTGCCGAGCGCGCGGGTGCGCGCCAGGACGAGGGCGATTATGCCGCCGCCCAGGATGAACAGGGATGACGGTTCGGGTGTTTCGACGGCGGCCAACGCGGTTTGGCCGCGATTGAGCAGCGTGCCGCCAGCGGTGAGCGTTATCAGGGCCGTTTCGGACATCGAGAACGGCGCGGTGGCGCTGAACGGCACGGAGGCGCTATGGCTGAGGCTATCCGCGATCAGGAACGCGGTGCTGACGGCGGTATCGAGCAACACGCCGGGGTTGTCGCCCGCGAAGTCGGCGCCCTGGCCGTTCGCGGTGTCGGCATACCAACTCATGGCAATCGATGAGCCGACAGCATTTTCCCATGTGCCGCTCGCCGAGAGCGTTGCCTGCGTCACGGGCGCGGCGAAGCTGGTGTCCGAGACGGTGATGAGCGCCTGAACGGTCGCGGCATTCGTGTTGATGACGCTCAGTGACGACGTGTTCAGGATATCGAGCGGGCCGGGGTTGCCTGGGGTGCCGAAGGACGACTGGATGCTGCCGTCCACCACCACGCCCGCGAGGGTCTGATTGGACAGGCGCAGCGTGCCGACCGCCCCGTCGCTGTCGCAGGCAGTGTTGTCGACGCACAGGAACGACGAGCCGTTGACGGTGCCCGCGATCTGCAACGCGGCGCGAACCGGGTGCGGCGAGAGCGCGATAGCGGCGCTGATCGCTGCGCTGGCGATCATGCCGACGACAACAGACGGTCGCATGGCGTGGGTTCCTTTCATGGTCATGCCGCCTTCTTTCCCGGCGGCGCGGGCAGGGGCATCCAATGAGTGACGGACATGGGCCATCCCGCTTCGCCGCCCGCCTGCACAACCTCGTAATGCTCAACCCAGATCGAGCCGCGCTCGCCGCTGATCGGACGCCCGAACACCAGAACTTCCGTGCCGTCCTTCGGGGCCGTTTCGATTAGCCGCCACGCAGCAGCATCCGCAGCGGCGAGAGCGGCGCGGATACCATCATTTAGGTAGCCTCCCCCTTTCATCGCAGCCGCGATGAATGGCCGGGCAGCCGCCACGCGCTTAATGGATATCAACGTTTCCGGATGCGCGCTCACGGCACCAGCCTCGGAATGCCGATGAAGCGGCCGCCCAGCAGCATGTCGATCAGTATGAGCAACAATATCAGCCCGACCACGGCCTGGGCGACGGCGCCGAAAGGCGGCTCCAGCGGCAAGAGCCTGATGATGTAGAAAATGACGCTGAAGACGATCAGCAAAATCAAGATGTAGATGAGGAGGGAGAGCATGTCATGTCTCCATGGTCAGAGGTCCGCGCTGGCAGTGAAAGTGCCTTCGGCGCGATACGAACCTGCACCAGTCACCGAACCGATAAGCTTGATCGCCTGAGTGCCATAGTTTCCAACGAAAGAACCGCCGCTGGCATTGGTATATCCCATGCCTGCTGTTGTGCAGGTCGGTGATGCACGCATCGGTGTGCTAAGCGGAATTACGACCTCAATACCTATGGCTGCTCCTGAATAGCCGTAGGTAACGAAAGGCCCGGTCTGATAAAACCGCTGGCACTGTTGCAGCTGGGTAACCGGATCGAGCTTTTCGAGCGGCGTGGCCTGACTGCCGACCTCAAGCTGCACGCCCCAGAACACGAAGGTCGCGCTCTGCACACCGATGCCGCCCGCGCTGGTGTTGTTGTTCGCGCCGGATGACAGCCATAGCATCAGCCGTGTGTAATGATTGCCGTTCGTGCCGAGTGTCTTGCCCGCAACGGACGGCAGCGCGAGGGTGACGCTATAGCGTGTCGCCGTCGTGCTGAGCGTAACCGCTGTCGCATTGACCGTCACGTTCGCGGAGGGCGATCCGCCAGTGCCGAACGACTGGATTATGCCGACGCCGACCTTGGGCGTTCCCGCTGTGGCATAGGCCCAGAACGACGCGGTCACTGTTTTGCCCGCCAGTCGCCGCACGCCTTCTATCGGTTGCGACACGGCGGTCAATGCGGCGGCGCCGGCATTTCCGGTAACGCCGACGATCAATGCCTGTTCGGCGGCTTCGTCTCCGATCTGCGAGCGTTGGGTATCGCTGAACGGTCCTTGCGTGACGTTCGACGTATCGAGCGCAATGTCTACCCACCAGCGGTCCAGCGTGTAGTTGCTGGCACTGAACGGCCCCGTGCCACGTTGCGCTATCGTAAACATCGAGTTGTGCAGGGTATTGCGCCCGACATCGTGCAGCGCGGTGGCGGTGGCGGCGGCGACGAACGCGGTGGTGGCGAGGCTGGTATCGGCATCGCCCGCTGGCGGCGTCGGCGCCTGCGGATCACCGGTGAAGACCGGGCTGGCGAGCGGCGCGTAGGCTGTCGTGATGGTGCTGCCGTTCGCCCATTTCGCACCGTCCCAGGTCCAGATGACGCCGCCGGGGCCGGTGTAGGTCTGGTTGAGGGCGGGGGTGTTGGGGAAATCGAGGGGCATGATCAGAGGTCCGCGCTGGCGGTGTAATTGAGGGTGACGCTGGCGTTGCCCGCCGCCGTTACCGTGGCAGACACCTGATACGAACCGAATCCCGACGCAACGATATTGGCCGCAGAAGCGTTGCCGTAAGTTGGCGTCACGATTGCCATTGTAGGGCTAGCGCGCATCGTCACCGGAAACTGACCAAGATTGCCGATGGCTGCCCCAGCATTGGCATAGCCGTAGACCCCGGCAAAGCCGGTTTGGTAAAACCGCTGGCAGTTGGCGAGATCATAACGCGGATCTAACTTTTCGAGCGGCGTGGCCTGACTGCCGACCTCGCACTGGACGCCCCAGAGTTGCAACGTGTATGACTGCACGCCTATGCCGCCTGACTGGGCATTCAGCGTTGCACCTGCTGATTGATAGAACCGGAGCATCGTATAATCCGTTCCGGCCGTCGTGCCGAACGTCTTCCCGCTGGCGCTCGGTAGCGCCACAGTTGCGGTGTAACGGGTCCACGTAGTGGACAAGGTGAATGCTTGCGAACCGATGCCATTGACCACCGTTGAAGGTGAGCCGCCGGAACCGAATACCTGCTGGAACTCAATGCCAAGTTTAGGCGTCCCCGCTGTTGCCTTTGCATAAAAGCTTACCGTAACCGTCTTACCCGCGAGACGGCGGATACTTTCAAGGTGTTGCTCTAGCGGTAGTGTGTAGTCGCCCGCGCCCGCTGTGCCGACACCCACGCACTGCCAGCCGTTGACGGCGGCTTCATCACCGATTTGCGCACGATCCGCATCGCTTAGAGCAAACTGGGTTCCCGACACCGAACCGCCATTGAATTGCAACAAATAGCGATCCAATGCCCAGTTCGCCGTCGTGAACGGCCCCGCCCCGCGCTGCGCGATGTTGAACATGCTGTTGTGGATCAGGTTGCGCCCGACATTGGCGAGCGCGCCGGCGACATCCGCCTTGGTGGCGGCGTTGGCGAGGCCGGGAATATTGGAGGCCACGACCCATTGCGTGCTGTTGCCGTCGTTGAACCCGACGTACAACTGTCCGCCGGTGCTGTCCCACCAGAGCGAGCCGTTGGTAACGGCGGGCGGCGTGGCCGCAATGACTGCCCCGCCCGGAGGGCTGCCGCTGACGGCGGCGTCGGTCCATTTCGCGCCATCCCATGACCAAGTGACGCCATTCGGCCCTGGAAAGGTCTGGTTGAGCGTTGGCGATGCGGGGAAGTCGAGGGCCACGATCTGAACTCCCGCTAGCGCGGCGTGCTGGATGCGACGATCCAGGCGAGCGAGTTGCCGTCATTGTATCCGATGTAGAGTTGCCCTCCGGTGCTGTCCCACCACAGCGCGCCATGGACGACGGCGGGGGCGGTGGCGGCGATGACCAGCTTGGCATCGATTGCGGCCGTAACCTGTGCCGCGGTCTGATAACCGGCCGGGTTGGTTGCCGCATAGCGCGATGTGTCGATCGGGTGGATGTGATCTGCTTTTGCCCATGTATTGATGCTGCCGATGGCAGCCGTGCCATCCATGACCGGCGCGGTGGAGGAGGGCGGCAGCACCGTCACCACATCGGCGTTGGTGAGCGTGATCGCGCCTGTGCGGGTATTGAATGAGGTCACGCCGCCTGCCGGAATGGCCGAGATCGCCGCCTGCATCTGTTGCAATGGCACCGGATTGAGCGCGGCGCTGGCATTGCCCGCGAGCACGATCGGCCCGGTCATGGTGCCCCCGGTCAGCGGCAGGAATTGCGAGGCGGACGGCGGCGGCAGGATCACCAGCAGGTCGTTGTTGTTGGAGAATAGCGGGCCGATATTGGTGACCGGCGTTACTGCCAGCGTCATCCAGGTGCTGTTGCTGGTAACGCCGGTGATGGTGAAGACCTGGTTCTGCGAACTGAGGTCTTGCCGCTGGAGCACGAGCGTCTGCGGCGGAACGATGCCGGTCCAGATGGATGACACGTCATTGCCGCGGCTGGACATGATGCTGACGTAAATCTGCGTGGCGTTGGCTTGCCCGGCCGTGTTCCAGGTCAGGTTGCCGTGAGCGGGATCGGCCGCCGCCTGGGTGTTGGTGCGGGCGTTATAGAGGCCGTAGACGCCAGCGGTTCCGGCGACCATGTCGATCTGGGCATCGACATAGTGTTTCGTGGTCGCTTCCATCGGCTGATCGGGATCGGCGGCGAGCGCCAGATCCCCGGTCAGCGTTCCGCCAGCGAGCGGCAGAACGCCCGCCCAGCCCAAGGTTGTGCCGCCCCGGCCGTATATCGTGCCGTCATTCGGCGGCTCGGGGATGGAAGTGCCGCCAGCCTTGCTGGATGCCGCCACCCATTGCGGCGGGCCGTTGCCGTCATCGTAGCGGACGTAAAGCTGGCCGCCGATATTATCCCACCACAGCGCGCCGGGATCGGCGATCGGCGGCGTCGGCAGGACGACCGCCCCGCCCGCGCCGTCCTCGCCATCCGCGCCAGGCGGTCCTTGCGGACCTGTCGGACCGACTGGCCCCGGCTGCCCGCGCCAGTTCTCCCCGTTGGGATCGGGCGGCACATCCGGCGGCTGCGGGGTGCCGGCGAAGTCGAGGTCATCGTCCGGCGTATGGACGGGGGGCGTCGCGGTGGATGGCGGCGCTGGCGGCGGCTCAACCGGGGGTGTGCCCCCGCCGAAGTTCAGCCCGTCATCGAAGCCGCCCGCTCCCACCTAGAAATACTCCACCCGGACGCGCTCGCCCGAGCTGTCCAGTTGCACGATCTGCGCCAGTTGGCGGGTTGCGAGCGCCTCGGCGCCAGGATCGGCGGGCTGCTCATACAGCCGCGCCAGGCGGTTGGCGGCGAGCAGCTCGTAGGGCATTTCAGCCGCCGCCGGGATGTCGAACACGGTCCAGCGCGCCAGTCCACGGGCCACCAGCGCGTCATGCACGGACATGACGGCCTCCTGCGCGTCCTCGGGCGCCCGCATGATCTGGCTTGCCCGTTTCACCCGCGCCTCGCACACGGCCAGCATCTTGGGATCGGCCTGCTGCCCGAAGGACGCGGCGAGCGACATGGCAACCAGCCTGGTGTATTCCTCGGCGACCGCAGTCGGGATGCCCTGGTTGTCCCACGGGATGACGCCTTGGGAGATCAATGACGCCTGGACCTCGGACACCTTGGCCAGCGCCAGGTTGTAAGCCCGGCTGGTGCGCGCCACCGCGGCAATGCGCGCCTCCATGATCGCCACGGCCTGAAGGTCGGCAGTCTTGCCGAAAGCGGATGCCAGATGCTGCGCGGTCAGCCCGGCATACTCCTCAGACACCGCGTTGGTGATCGCCGTTGCCGTCCAATCGGCATGGCCCTGTGCGACCTGGTTGGCATGGACGGCCGCCACCGCATCGCGCGCCAGCGTCATGTCCGACGCGATCGGCGTTTCGTCGGACGCGATGACCCCGAGCTTGGTCAGGGCGAGCGTGGCGATGGCGTCGGTCGTGACCACCACCGCTTGCGAGAGCGGCGGCTTGTCAACGGCGATCACGCCGAGCTGGATCAGCGCGTTGGTAGCGATATCGCCCGGCGCAATCCGCGTGTTGAGCGCCGGCCGGTCGGCCACCGGCACGATGGCGACGCCCAGCCGCCGAAGCACCCGTTCGGCAAGCTGGGCGACGGTTGCCATTACGGCGAGACGATCTGCGCGAGAGCTTCCTTTCGCACGTCTTCCGGCGTTTGCCCGGTCGCGGGCGGTTCGTACCACGGCACCGGCCGGTGCAGCTTTGGCGCATCCTGCGGGCCTTTGACCGTGCCGCCGACGGTATCGTGGGACAGGCCGATAATCCGTGGCAGGGCGGCGTTGCGAACGGCGGTGTTGCCTTCGATCGTGCCTTCAGCGCCGCCTCGTGCGGCCAGAGCGGCGTCGGAGGCCGGATCGAGGATCACCTGTGCGCCGATGCTGTCGTTTGCGCGGGCGGCCTTGGTCTCGGCGCTCTCGGCGACCGGCGCCGCCTGTGCCGTCTTCGCCTTCGGCTTGGCTTCGTCGTGGGTCTGGCTGGCCATGTTCATGATCTCCTTGTGCGGGTCGCGCCGGCCGGGTCCGTGATGGTCACGGCGTTCGAGGGCGGGGCGGCCGTCGATCCAACGGCGTTGGTGGCGGTTACGATGCACGTGGCTGATTTGCCGACATCGGCGGGTGTGACCGTGTAGTCGGCGGCGGTGCCGGCGGCCGCCCCGTCGATCGTCCAGGCGTAGGCGTAGCCGGTCGGCGTTTGCTGCCAGTTGCCCATGGTGCAGTTGAGCGTGGCGCCGGATTGCGATGCATGCGGCACGTCCACGTTGATGGGCGCTGACGTGGGTGGGGCGCCCGGTATGTCGCTAAGATCGGTGATGATCCCCGCCGCCAGGCTGGACATGCGCGTGGCCCGGCCCTTGATCGGCCCGTCAGCGGATCTCACCGCGCCTGCCGGATCGGGTGCGGTCGGCGGGCCGGACGGTGCGGCGGGATCGTAGCCGAGCGCGGCCAGGTGCGCGTCCCTGGCCGCGGTGTTCTCCTCGATCGAGGTGCCTGCACCGCCGCGCGCCCCGATCGAGCCGGCGCCGTTGAAGTCAAGGATCACCTGGGCGCCGACGGATAGCGCCGCCATCTGCGCGAGTTCCTCCGCCGTTCGCCCGGTGACGAGGACGGCCGGAGCGGGGGCCGGTGTGGCCCCGCCCTTTGCGGTGGTCATGATCAGGCATCCGCGACAGCGGTGGTGAATACCGAGACGATCCCGGCATCGACCGGCTTGGTAGTGTCCACGGTCGGGTCGGTGCCGAAGCGCAGCTTGCCGATGCCGCGCATCTCCTGGATGCCGACCCCGTGCATGTAGCCGTAGTCACGCGTGTTGGTGGTGCTCTTGGTGCGCTGTGCCCATGCCACGCCGAGCGCCTGCGCGCCGCAGAGGGCGGACATGGCGACGTCCGTGGTGCCGCCCGCGCCCGCGTTTGCAATCACCGGCATCTCCGGGACTTCGCGGATGATGACGCCGTTATAGATCAGGTCACCGGCGGTAAAGAGCGGATTGTCTCGGCCGCGATCCCAGGCGTATTGCAACGAATTGATGATCACCGGATCCTGCATCAGATCGCGGAACGGCAGCGATGGCATGAACATCGTGAACCATTCCTCATCGTCGTTCACGCTGATCGGCCGGATGCGCGGGCTGGCGGTGCGGGCGATACGCTTGGCCAGGGTGACGATGGCGGCGCTCATCTTGTCGGTGGGCGCGTCCAGCGTGGCGAGCGCGGTGGCCATGACGTTGGACACGGCGTTGGACTTGGACACGCCAAACAGCACGCGGTCGGCGTTGTTGGTGAGCCAGGTATTGCGCTGTGCGGCGGAAGCGGTGCTGTAGGGGATCTGGACCGATCCGTCCGCCGTCATGGCTTCGAGCGAGATGATGATATCGGCGCGGATCTTTTCCAGCGACCAGTTCATCAGTGCATCGCGGGCGGCATCACGGAGTGCGATGACCGATTTCTGTTCGTCCCAGTCGGAAACCGCGACGGCGTGGCGGATGGCCGCTACTTGCAGGTTCAAGCTGCGGGCGTTGAGAATTTCTTCGTTGCCCTCAAGCACGGCGTTGCCGGTGACGCCTGCGCCGACGAGCCTGCGGACGGTGGGGAACACCACGGTATCGCCGGCCTTGCGGGTCAGGTCTTCCCTGACCTGGATCATCGACCCCATGGTCGTGCCCATGTAGCGGGCGAACTGGTTTTTGCGGATGTATTCGGTGAAGTAGTCGGAGTCCCAGATGATCGGAGTCAGTCCCGCTCTCGCGGGAGTGAGATTCATGTCTGCCAATTGAGTGGTCCTCGGGCGAGGGTCTCGGGAACGTGCCGACGCCAAGCGCCAGCGTGCGAGTGCCCCCGGCGGCGGGGCGCTACAGCCCGAAAGGACGCCCGATTTCCCGGCGGCGGATGGACCCGGCGGCGGCCCCTTTAGTGCCCGACGTACGCCCTGTTAAACCCGGCGGCGGTTTCCATTGGCAGACGGTTTAACGCCCGATGGTATTGTCCCCGGCGGCGGGACGGTCTGCCTCTGGACGAGACGGATGATATCATTAGCGTCCGTCAGGGCCGAAAACAATAATCTTTCGCGGTGAGCGGGTGTTTCCGGCCATTTCTGACCGAGACGGATGGCGTAGAGGATGGCCGTGGCGATGGTCAGGGTATCCTGGTTCACCGCCGCTTCGGCTCCCGGCGAAGGATGTCATCGAGTCCGGGCGGCCCGGAAAATCCATTGGTGGAACGTGGCGCAGCCGACCGCGTGGTGGCCAGCGACGGCGGCAGCCCGGCGGCGGGCGATATCGGCGTCTCGGCGGTGCGCTGCTGCTCGGCCTCCCACTCGGCGCGAAGCCTGGCCTTGTAGCCCTCGGGGTCGTCGCCGACCTCGCGCTGGAGGCGGAGCCGCTGCACTTCCTTCATCAGCCAGCCATAGGGGTGCATCTGCTGGTGCAGCTTCTGGAACAGCGCCGGGTCTTTCTGGGCCATTTCCTTGAACTCGTTCACGGCGGCATCGAAGACCTCGGGCGGGTGTTTCTCCTTTTCCATCAGCTCGGAGATGTTGAGCCGGTCGTTGAGCAGCACCTCTTGCAGCCGGTTGTGGTAGCCGACCGGATCGCGGGCGGGATCGAGCACCACGGGCGGCTGGGGAGCTTGGGGCGACGGTGGCGGCGGTGCGGCCTGCTGCTTCTGGAACGCTTCGATCTGCTCGCGGAGCATTTTGGCCTGGGTCTGGGCTTCGACGACCTTGGACTTCCAGTCGGTGCGCGCCTTGTGGAAGGTGGAGGCCGGGATCATACCTTCGTGGCCGACGTCCTCGTCCGGCTCGGGTTCCGGCTCGGGCGCAGCCTTGGGTGGTTCGGCCTTGGCCTCCGGTTTGGCTGGCTCAGCCTTGGCGGCCGGCGGCGGCGGTGGTGTCGGCTGCGGGGGCGAGGCTGGCGCGGGGGATGACGGGTCCGGCGGTTGCGTTCCGGATGAAAGGAAGCTGTCGAGTTCGCTCATTGCTCCTGTCCTTTACTCATCAGACCAGCCCTCCGCCCTCGCGGCCGTGGTAGTTGGCCTGGTCGGCGTCGATCGCCGCCTGAAGCTGCTGGGCGGGCTGCATCCCTGCCGTGGGCGCGAGCCCGGGCGGCTGTCCCGGCATCGTCGGCGCGCCAGGAGCAGGGAACCCGGCGGCCTGCATGTGCTGATGGAACGCCGCCATGATCTGCTGCATGTCATTGCCGCCAGCCGGCATGGCCAGGTCCACACCGCCCGTCCCGGACTGTATGCCGCTGCCGCCCCAGGTCGGTTGCGCGAACTGCGGGCCGCCCGTGCCGGACTGCATTGGCGGCACTGTCCCCAGCGGATTATCGGTCATCAGTTGGTTGCGAACCAGAAAGCCGCTCATGGCACCGGCCCCTGCGGCTGCTGGGCCTTGTGGCTTCTCTTGCGGCCGGCGTATTTTGACCACCGCGTAAGCAGGCCTGGATCAAATTCCACGGCGGCATGGCGCAACGTTTCAAGGGGCAGATCAAGATCGCGGCTAAGAGTCGCCCAAGAGGCGCCTATCTCTCTTTGCTTGCGGATATAGGGAAGGTTACCTTCTATAAACCGTCGAACGGCACGCATGTCCCATTTTCCTATTCGGAGGCTGGTTGCTGCTGTGCGAACTCCATTATGATCCATTCCTAGTATTCGCCCTATTTCTGGCCACGATTTCCCGTTGTTTCTCTCGGCTCCTATAAGGTCTCTGTGTTCTTTAACCACTTCTTGCCATTTTATTCCTGTGAGTTTTCCTTTGGGCTTTGACAAACCCACCCGGCCGGATGTTTCGAAATCTGGCCTCGTCAACTTGTGCAGCGATGGCTTTCGATTGGCCTTCATCACAAGTTCAGGCGCAACGGAAGGTGTGGCTAATGGCATATCAGGTTCCTCCCTGTGGCCCCTGCGGCTGCTGCGCCTGTAGCCCTTGCAGCATCACATTGGACACGCGCTCCACCGCCGAGTGCCGCAGATCATTCGCCCGCGCCTCGTCCACCGCGGCCTTGGCGTGGCGGCCCCGCAGGTCGGCCGTGTCCAGCGCCGCCTGGACCTCGGGCGGAACCACGGTGCCCTGCGCGCTCGGGGCATCCGGCGGCGCGTTCATGTCCATGAAGCCTTGATGCATGTCCGCGATATGATGCACCGAGGCATGCCGCCGCTCGGCCGCCAGCGCGAAGTCGGCCGCGGCCTTGGCCTGCTTGCCGGTGATATCGGCCTGGGCGTGCTGCTGGGCCATTTGCCCGGCCTGCTGTTGCGCCTGCGCCTGCTGTTGTTCGTGCTGCTTCATGCGCTCCAGCAGCTTGTCCTTGTCGTGCAGGCTGGAGGCGGCGATGAGCACGTCGGCGGGGATCAGCCCCGGCTGCGTGGACGCCAGTTGCAACAGCACCTGGAACTGCTCGTTCTGGAGGCTTGGCACGTCCATCCCGGCGCCGATGGTGACGTCGATGTCCATCTCGCGGATGTCGTTCTCGACGCCGACGACCATGCCGAGGCGCGGATCGCCGGGCACGATCTGGAGTTGCTGCATGGCCTGCGCCCGCTGCTGGTCCGGCATTTCGGCCAGCTTGTCCTGCAAGGTGATGGGCTGGTTGATGCCGACGTATTTCGTATTCCCCAGATCGTCGGTCACGCGCACCCATTTGCCCGCGCTCCAGTATTGCCGGGCGGCCATCCAGCAGATTTCGTAGACGGTCTGCATCCATTGCCGCAGCCCGTCCGCGATGGGTTCGTTAGCCGCCGCCCCGCCCGCCTGCTGGGCCAGGATGGCGCGGCCGGACAGCTCGCGATCGTCGGTGCCGCTCATCGAGGCGTTCGGCCCGGTAGCCTGCATCTCGCCTGTCGCATGCTGGAGCAAATGCATCTGCCCGGTAGCCATCTCGCCGCCGTGGTGGACCTCGAAGCGCATTCCCGGCATGACCTCAACGGCGCCGTCCGGCTTGGCGACCTCGCGGCGCGCGTGGTCAATGTCCTGCACCGCGCCCTTCTCGGTGATGATCTGCGCGACTGACAACAGATGCAGGGCTTTGGACCGGCGTTTGTTGATCTCGTCCTGCAACGAGATCATATCACGGACCATGCCGTAGCGATTGTTTTCCCTGTCCACATGGGCGGATTGCATGACCAGAGCGCAGGCTGACTTGCCCTTGTGGTCGAAGAACGGCGATTGGCGGGGCGAGGCGAGGAAGCCTGACCGCGTGTAGGTGGCGCTCCACCATGTGCCCTTTTCGTCCCAGTGGCATTGGACGACGCGGACGCGGGATCGGGTGCTGTCGGTCCACAGGACATGGCCGGGGCGGTCGTCGTAGCTGCCGTCGTGAGTGGCGAAGCTGTCGGTGATGACGTCTTCCGCATCCGGCCACATTTCGTTGGCCTGGTCGCGGTCGAGCCAGATCACGAGGCCCTTGTAGCGCGCGTCGCTGAAGTCCGGCAGGCGGGAGTGGACATCCCACCACAGCCGGTCCCATGGCACGGCGGTGATGGTGATCTCCGCGCCGCCCTTGCCGTCGTCTTCGAGGCCGAGTTCGCAGCCGCCGGCGCCTTCGACCAGCATGTTCTCGTAGACGGCTGACCGCGTGACGTTGAGCTTGTTCTGGTCGGCGATGTAGCGCAGCACCTGGGTTGCCGCGTAAGCCTTGTCCTCGTCCGCCGGGTTGCGGGCGTATGCCTTCGGGTCGGTGCGGCTCTTGCGCTCGATGCCGCACATGAGATCGACCTTGCGGGAGCAGTAATTGATGGTTATCGGCGGCTGGTGGCGATCGGCCAGGGCCTTCAGTTCCGCCTGGGTCCATTGAATGCCGGTGACGTAGTCACGGTCGCGGTTGGAGCGGTCGCGTGCGTCCATGCCGGTGTTTTCCGACTCCTCGAACCAGCGGACGAGGCGGGCGTGGGCGTCATCGAGGTCGCGGGTGTAGCCCTCGCTAGCGGGGCCGCCCTTGGGTGCGGTTGCCTCGGCGGCGGCGGGATCAGTTGGCGGATCGGCGTAGAGCGCGCGGGGTGCGGTCATGGCACTACCTTCGGGTTGAGGCGGCGTGCGGCGTCCATGGCGTCGCGGAACCATTTTGCGAGTTCTTCGATGCGCTCTTCGCGGTTTGCCGACCATACCGCGTGGGTGGTGAAACGCTGTTTTCCCCAGGCATCATAAAGCGCCTCGGCCCACTTTTCGGGGTCGTCGCTGACCTCGCGCATGAACTCCGCGCCGGATAGGCCAGCATAGGTCGCCTTGATCATGCCACCCTCCATCCATCGGGCTGCCCCTCGTTGGCGCGCTCGAAGGCGATGTCCCAGCTATCGCGCACCGGCGGTTTCACGGCGTCCTTGATCCAGGGCCGCGACATCATGCCGTAGCGCGCGCAATCGCAACAATGATCCTCGGCATCGGTATCGATATCCTCCGGCCGCGCGTCGTCGTGCTGCATGGCTGGTAACGTCCGGATGAGATCGCGGGCGGTGCTGAAGAACAGCGCCATGGGCTTGCCATCATCGTCGCCCACCAGCCGCGAGCGGAGCTGATCCCAGCCGCCCATCGCACCGCGGGAGGGCACGCGCTTGTTGTCCGCCGGGCGGAACATCACGCCCTGCGTCATCATCCGTTGCGCGATGGACGGGCCGCCGTCCTCGGCGAATATGGCCGGATCGGCGACGCCAAGCATCGGCTGCGGATCGTCGGCCTCGCGGGCAGCGATGCCTTGGGCGACCGCTTCCGCCGTCAGCTTTAGGCCCACGTTGGGTTCGCCGGGCCGCATGCCGTACCACTCGCGGTAGAGCACCAGGGCGCCGCGGGCGATATCGGGCATGGTGCCGTCGCTGACCGCCCACCAGTGGCAGCAGAACGGCCGTGCGCTGCCCCAGTCGAAGCTGCGGAACCGCGCCCAGTGCTCGGGGATCGGGCGCGGCGCGATGACGTGGCGCTCCATGCTGAACTCGGGGAAGAACGCGCCGGACACGACGGTCCAGTCGCCTTCCAGCCAGGCGCGGACGAGTTCGGGGCTGCCGCTGGCCTTGAGCCGCTGCACGTAGTCGGGGCCGAGATAGGCATTGTCCGTCACCCGGCTGGGAATATAGATGCGCTGGAGGCCGGTCTTCGGGTCGGTCAGGATCTTCCAGCCCATGGGCGCTGGATCGATGTATCGCGCCCGCACCCACTGGTGGCCCACGCCTCCCGGATTGCCGGTGAGCCGCAGGCCGACCGGAACGCCCGCACCGGAGCGCAGGGTTGCCATGAGTTTCATGACCGGGCGCGGTGAGGGAAAGTTGCCGATTTCCTCGACATAGATGCGGGTGTAATTGTGCCCCTGGTATTGGTCGGCGTCAGGATCGCGCTCCAGATAAGCGAAGGTCAGCCGGGCGCCGTTGGGCATCACGATACGCAACGGGTTGTATGTGGCTGCTGCGCCGATCTTGGCATAGACGCTGCGGGCCTGTTCGAAGAGGTCGAGGAGTTCAATGCGGGTGCGCCGGATCATCAGCCCGACTGCATCCTCGCCGTATTGGTCGGAGTGCAGCGCCCAGTCGCCGATCATGCCCCACGACTTGCCGCCTCCGCGCGCACCGCCGAAGAACACCTCGAACACGGGGCAGCCGACGAACGCGGCTTGCGGGCCTTTCTGCGGCTGCCAGGCCGTCATCAGGCCATCGGGTTCAGCCAGTGTCTGCATCGTTTGCTTCCGGCGCGTTCAATCGCAGCCATTCCTGGGTTGTTTCAACTGGCAGCGGGCCGCGGATGACGTATGTGAACGGATGGTTCGGGTCGCCGCCGAGTGGCTGGGTGGGCTTTCCGAAGCCGCGTTCGAGGAGGCTGTTGGCGGCGCCGACGCGTGCGGAGTCTGACGCCTTGGTGTTGAGCATGATTTCGGCGAGGGTTCGGATAGCGTCTGGGCCTTTTTGCCGGGCGAAGGCAACGACGTCGTGCTCGGCTTTTGGCCGTCCGCCGGCATTTCCGGTCTGGCCTTTGACGAACGGGCGGCCGATGCCGCGCCTGGCTGACGGTGCACTGTTATCAGTCGCGCTCATAATTGCGGGTTCCATGATCCAACGGAGCGCCTCTGAGGCGTCGATGGAGATCTGGCGCTAACAGGCATTGTTGATCCGTCTCTGGTTCTGAGACTGCTGAATGCTACAGCGCGTTAGAATCAATCGCAACCGAGATATCCACAGGGGCGGCCTAGGTGCGGTTTCCGCCATTGCCGCTATCGCCACCCGTGCTTCGTAATGGTGACGGCGGCGAATTCCGCCGTCGCCTTTACCCTTTAGGGTGGCGGTCAATGACGGCGGAAATTCTTCCGCCATTGATTCCGCCATTGACGCCGTTTTTTGGCTGATCACGACGGTCTTTTGGTTGCGTTAACGCGCAGGCCGAGACGGTCCTTTCCCTCGGCCTTGTCGCGGTAGGTTTCCATGAAGAGAAGGCCGTTTTTGACCCATGTAAGGACGATGGATCGGCAAGCGGTTTCGGCTTTGTCCGGGCAGTGTTGTTGGACGACGCGCCAAGCTGCTCGGGCTTGTGCGCTGGATGCGGCCGAGTATGGCCGTCCGGCGGCGAAGCCTGCGTCGATGCTGTCGAGGATGTGGTTGGCCAGATGGTTGTCCAGTCCTTCCCATGCCGAGGGTTTGACCCAGCGCGCCAATGCGCTCACCCGATCGCCGTTGACATAGACCGGGGTGGGATTCCCCAGTTCGACCTCGCGCATTTCGAACCAGGTCGCCTCGGTGGCTTGGGGAGCCATGTTGACCTTGCCGTCCAACAGCCGGACGAAGCGGTGGCGATCTTCGGTGGGGACGCCGACAGCTTCGCACTCCTCGGTGGCCATATGCTGCAAGGTCAGGCACATGCGGGCGCCGTCTATAAGCGCGCGTGCTCCGCGGCTATCTTCGACGTCGCCCGTGAACCCCTTGCGAACGTGTTGCAACAGGGCGATACCGCAGCCGACCTCCTCGCCTACAGCGTTCCATGCGGCCATTGCGGCGTTCATCTCCTCGTTGCTGTTTTCGACCAGGGAATGCGATCGGGCGAACGGGTCCACGACAATGAGACCGATGCCGCAGGCGCGCGCTGCGGCCACCACGGCCTCGTGGTCCGGGTAAATTATGTGCTGGCCGTCGGGGCCTTTGGCGGCGATGCAAACGGGTCGTTCTCGCCCATTGTGCAGATACAGCCACTCATCGATCTCATCCCAGCCGAGGCCGTGGATCATCCGGATAGCCGCCAGACGGCGCTCGATCTCGACCTCTGGGTCTTCGAGATTAAGATACCAGACCGGCACGCGCTCAAAGATATGGAAGCCGAGGAAGCCGCGGCCGGAGGCGATATCAGCGGCGATGGCGAGCCCCAGTTGCGTCTTTCCGGTGCCGCCTGGCGCGATGATCATGCTAGTGAAGCCGCGCTGCAGGATGGTGCCATAGAGCCATGGGCGGGGCGGGATTTCGTGCGGCTCACGGCGTTTGAAGCGTTTCGGGCGCAATGGCAGCCTGGTGACGTTGCCGCCGTCGTATTCGTCCCGAACGCTCATGCCGGCACGCCCTGCTTGCGCCAGGCATGGCGTGTGGAGGCGATGACCTCATCAATGATGGCTTCGACCTCATCGTCTGCGAACAACCCATTGTTGATAGCGTGAGCGCGGTCGCGCAGCCGGGCGAGTGGCAGCCTGGCAGACGCCATCGGCCAGATTGCGCTGCGGATTTGTCCGTTGCGCGTATCGAGGCGTGCGGCCTCGTTGCGGCGCCACAGTTCGGCGATATGGAGGAGATATCCGACGCAATCGCCGCGGTGTTCCTTTACGATTTGCGGCGCCAGTTCCCGCACCATTTCCTCGGCCAGATCCGGACGGCGGCGGCCGTGGGCGATCTCGATGCCGATATGGCGCATGAGGGCGTAGAAGCCCGCCGGGGCGAATTGGTAGGGACGGGAGGCTATCACGGCACCCGTGGCCACAGCGGCCTGCCAGGCAGCCAGGTACGTTCCTGGCGTGGGTGTCCGAAGCCGATATACGCGACCTCGCAATGCGCCAGGCAATAGGGTCGATCCGGCATGGCGGGCTCGCCGCAGAACAGGAAGCTGCGGCGCGGTCCGGTGGGCCACTGACAGACGTGTGGAGAGGGCAACGGCGTGCCGAGTGCCGGTGTGCCGAGCGCAAGGTACGCCGGGGTGCCGATCGCACGGGGCGACGGCGTGAACGGAAACTTGGGAGCAACTCGTCGAAGCGCGGGAGCAGGCGGCTTGCTGGCGCGTTGCGTGCGCAATGTCTCGGCGAGCGCGTCCACCAGCTTGGCCTTGGCGGCTTTGTTCCTGGCCCGTGTCTCGGCAGCCACCTTCGGGCCGCCCTTGATCGGGCTGGATCGCGGCTTCAACTCCAGGCGGTGCACCCGTCCAATGACGCTGTTCTTGCTGCAGCCGAGGCGCTCGGCGATGGCGGTGCTGGGAACTCCGGCGACCCATAGCTTCCGCAACTGCGCATCCACTGCAGGCGTCCACATCGAAGCTGGGCGTGCGCCAGGTTCAGAACTCATGCCGCGATCTCGCCGCGACCTCGCCGCGACATCTCGTCGTCGGCTCTTGTCGTCGGCCCGCCGGCGCTACTCGCGCTCGGCTCCCGGACCCGCCGCTTGCGCGGTATCTGCCACTGGTCCAGACAGGCGAGCGTCTGCCATTCGTCCGTGACCACGCCGACACGGCCCCCGGCTGCCAACACCGCCGCCGCGACCGAGCGCTGCGGGTCGTTCAACTGTCCGTCCTCCGCCTTCACCTCGATCATGTACGCGCGCCCGACATGGAGCACGAACATGTCGGGGATGCCGGCGATGATGCCGCGCGAGATGCGGATGCCGGGCACCTCACCGGCATAGTTGGCATGGTCGACGGACCACCATACGACCCCGTCCCTGCTCACCTTGCCGGCCGGGGCGATCTCAAGCGTCAGCACCTTAGAAATCCGTGTCTGCAGCGGATGCTCACGCACGATTGGCCCGGTCAGGCGGAACGGGCGGCTCACGGGTCAGCCTCACCCGATAAGCCGCGGTCCCCGGCCAGCCGCTCGACGGCCTCGACGAAGCTCAGCCCTCCGTCCTTCATCAACAGTGAGACAGCGTCTTCGCCCAAATCGCGCAGCGTCTCGTGGGCCTCATGCGCCTGCTGCTGCCAGCACGGCTCGCAGTACAGCCCATTGCCGGGGGCGGGCGCGCGCTCGCCGCAGCGGATGCAGGGCTCGGTCATTCGTCCGGCGTCCTGAGAATGCCGGTTTCGGTGACGCAATTTCCCCAGATCAGATCGCGCGCCTTCCGGCCCAGCCGCAACTGCTCCCGCGACCACGCCGCGAAGATCTCGACCTCGCGCGCCTTGCAGGCCTCCTTGACGTGTGCCCGACGCAGGTTCTCCGTCGCCCGGTTGCGCTCCTCCACCTTGTATTCAAGCGTCGCGAGGTGATGCGCCACCACCCGATTTTTCGGCCCCAGCACCAGCCGGAACGGATCGTAATCGACCAGCCGACCCTCGCCGAACAGGTTCAACTGCAACGGGGAATGGTCCGAATCATCGTCGTCTTCTTCATCGCCACGCAGCAACTGCAAATCCTGCTTGGCCTGGCGGATCTGCATGACCCGCGTATCGATGGCGACCTGGTCGGCCATCTTCTCGGCGACCTCGTCCATGTCATAGGAATTGTCCTCGGCAGGCTTAAGCCCGACAATGGCGAGGTCGTAGCGAGCCTGGGCGCGGGCACGCATTTTCGCCCGAATTGTTGTCATTGCGTCGCCTCCTTTGCCATTGCCTGAAGTGCGCCGATCGCCTCGGCGATTGCGCTGAGGTTTAGGTCGTCCAGCACCGCAAAGCCGGCCACGGCGACGCCCTTCTGGATCATCGCCAACTGCACCGGGATGTCGGCCAGACGCCTTACCGCCTGCCGCGCCGCATCCACCGCCTCTTCGTCGCGGCGCTGCCTGGTGCGTAATTCAGTCATGCCGGCGTCCAGCGAGATGCGTTCGTCATCCACCAGATCGGCAATGTCCGGTGCCTTGGCGCGCAGCTCAGTCATCTTCGCGTCGATGGACTGGCCGGCGCGGCGCTCCTCCTCGACGGTGGCGAGCGCCTTGTCGAGGCTCGTGCGATGGGCCAGAACATCTTCAGCTAATGCACGGGAATGGTGAAGGATGGCGCGGGCCTGCGTAAGACGAGACGCAGAAACCCTCACAGTTTCTACGAGGCTTTGTTTCTTCCCTCGTCCTCCCTTGCCTGGCTCCGGATAGATCATGGCCAAAGCCACCGCCTGCTGACCCTTGTTCAGGTTCCGCCGGGCCAGATTGGCTGAGACGATCAGCGCCGCAGCATCCTGTCCATCAAGCTGCCGGTACGTCGGCGCGACGCCGGCAATCTCACAAGCGGCCAGCCGGTTTCGACCGTCAATCAGCGTATCGAGATGGACAACAATCGGATGCAGAAGGCCATTCGCCTTGATGTCCTCAGCCAGGTCGGCCAGTTCATCCTCGGCCATCATTGGGAACAGATCTGCCAGTGGATGCACCTTGGACGGATACCATATTGTTGCGCTCACGCGCCAACCCCCCTCACCTTTTCTGCCCCCTTCCCTACCCCGCTTGCCGCCCTCTCCATCGCCCTCGCCGACAAGGCCAGCGCCTCCTGGTTCCGCTTCAGCTCCTCCAGCAGCGAGCCGCGCCACCATGTCAGCGTGACGACGCCGATCTGCATGACCGACCATGTGCCCACGCGGACCGCGCCGAACCCGCACAAGCCGAATTCCAGAACTACCGTCAGGGGCCGTCGCATTGAGCCTCCCTCACCAGCCGGTCGATCTCGGCGCGCAGCTCAGCGCAGTTCGCCATCAGCAGGATGAGATGCTCGGCACGCGGAGCGCACTCACCATCCAGCCAGTTGCGCGCTGCCCGTGGCGTCGCGCCGGAATGCCGCGCCAGGGTCTCGGTCGCATGCCGCAACGGGGCATACGCCTTGTTCAACACACGGTGGATCGTCTGCGAATACGTCTCCGACAACGCCGCAGTCATATGCTGAAACTTTCGGGCAATCTCTGACCTGTTTTTTCCCACGCCTCTCCTCCTACGGTGTGAACCGAGGAGGAGGAGGAGGAGGACAGAGGGAAACCGGCTGGATACGAGAAGGGATCGACAGACTTGGCGCCGCGCCGCGGGAACGGTTCGTCGCTGGAAGAAGCACGGGTTTGGGGATTGGCAACGAGGGCCGAGCCGTTGCCGGCCCGACCCCCGCTCCCTACCGTCGAAGCTGCAATACCACCGACGGAGGAAGAGATGAGTGACCAACCCCCAGGATTGTCACTCGACAGCATAGCCGGCGAGGCGATGTTCGCCTCGCATCTCGGAGCCACGCTTGCGACGCTCCTGATAGAGCGGGGCCTGCTGGGGCGCGACACGGTCACTGAAGCCCTCGATCAGGTAATGCTGGCCCTGGAGCGCCATGACCACCTGCAGCTGCAGAAGCAGGCCGCGATGGCCGATGCACGATCGCGTCTATTATCTCTGATTGGAGCGCTACCCGCCCCTCCAGGGAAGGCATGATCGGTGCGGATGGGGCCCGCGCTCGCCCATGCAAGATCACGTCGGCAATCTTTGATTGCACTGCTATCATCTCTTCCAGGGAAGGCATGACCGGTGCTGACAGGCGCTGAACCTTTTCTTCAAGATCATCGAGCGCGGCGGCGATGGCCCGCTCGAACGTCTCGCTGCGCACGGGCCCAGCCTCGCATGGCCGGTGGCGCGCCGGGGCGCCGTCGATGAACCAGCGCAGCGCGGATCCGACCAGGGCTCTCACGCTGCCACCTGTTCGGCTGCCACGGGCGTGCCCGCAGCGCGCTGGACGTTCGCCTCGAAGTCGGTCGGAGCGACATCTCCACCCGTTGCCTTGGCAATCTTCAGGGCCAGCGCAAGACTTGGCACCCTCTTTTCATTGGCCAAGCGCGTGATTGCAGAAACGGACACGCCGCAGTCTTTTGCGAGCACGGTGGCGTTTTTCCCATCTTGGGAAAGGTATGCGGACAACTTCATGCCCGCATATTTGCCTATTGGGCAATATGGGTCAAATGAAATCCTTGCCGACAGGGCAAGTGCTTGGCTCTTGCCGCTGGGGCAAACTCATGGACATGAATCGCATCCGCGCCGTTCGGGAAGCCAGGGGATTCACCCTAGACGACGTAGCTCCCAAGATTGGGATCACGGTGCCGCATCTATCGCGAATGGAGCGTGGCAAGCGCCCCCTTACTGACGATTGGATGCGGAGAATTGCCGGTGTCCTGAACTGCGATCCGCGCGAGTTTTTGAGCGACCCGGAAGGCCGCCCACTCCCTGGCGAGATCATCAAAGAAGGTGGCGAAGTCAATCTCGTCCGCTGGTGGCGGGGCCTGGACGATGCTGAGAGGCGCTTGGTCATCAGAATGATGCACCCCCCTTCGCCGACCCGCCGAGATGACGCCGCTTAGATGCACCACGTTGTGAGCCATTTCCGTCTCCCCCCTGTTGATGCGGCTAAGCGTTGGGGAAAGAACTAGAGGCCTTCGTCGCCTTCTTGATCGAAATCAAATGAGAGAGTCCCATCATAGCGGGGATGCCTTTTATCGAGTTTCTTCTTGAAGTCCGTATAGTCATCGCTCAGCGCCATTATCGTCGTCACTGAGGCAAGGTGCTCACGTAGGCGGGGATGCCCGAGGTCGGGGGTCAGCTTTTGTTGGAGCGTCCCCTTTCTCCGTCCTGACGGCGCCTTGGGAACACTGTTTTTCAATTCCTCCAATACCCCGGGGGCAAGGCGTCGGTAAATTATGTCGTTCGTAAGATGTCCAAAGTATTGTGGGCGCTTGACGGTGTCTCCTGGGAACTCCAAACTCCGTAACCGGAACATTTCTTTATAAAATTCATCGGGAAATGTCTTAACCCATGGCTGAAGTTCTTTGGCAATGAACTTTTCAAGGATTTTTGCGAGAGCATCGGTGGCGCGATCTCTCTGATAACCGGTAGCTTCATCAACCAGAGCAATGATGCCGACACGAGCAAATCCCCTGATCAGAACTTCTGCCTGTGCCGCCAATGGTAATTGTGCCGGCGTTAGTACACCGGTCGCATTCCTAGCATCGAGATAGACATCACACACCATCTGCAAAAGTTCCGCGCGATAGCCCAGCACTTTTTGCCCACGCATATTGATGAACTCGACGGGCGCGAGTACATCATATAACTCATTGGGAATAAACGGCAAAAGGTTCTTTGCGTCGATGAAATTGGGGAGGCTGGTACGCCGATAGCTTCCTTTCCAAGGACGGCCCAGAGCGGTCATAAATGCCCGGCTGATCATCAAGCGCGTGCCATCCGACAATACCGCGACCGGCAATTCGAGGTCCGCGACCTTCAGCTCTCCCTCATGGGTAGCTGTCGGCAGGTGCGCGGCCCAGCGTGCCGTAGCCGCCTTTTGCGCAATCCGTCGCCTCGTCGCCGGACTCAGTTTTTTGGCTCGGGCATAGCCGCCGGCTGCTTTCGACCCGTCCTTATCGGTCATTTAAACACCTTGCTTGCGTCTATGGATGCAAGGATGCCTGCTTGCATACTAAGTTGCAAGCAGGATTTGGATGGCCCAATCGACTTCCCCCACCACAACCGACCCACCCCTAAAATTGGTGCAGGCGCCGGTCAAACTGGAGGAGGTGCTGAGCCATACGCATCATATGCGTAAACGCTTTCGCAATGTCAACATGCTTTAGCGATTACGCATGGGAAATCCAGCGCATGCGCAAGTCGAGTCATGTTATCCACAGATATTTGCTATGTGTGCCAGTCAGTTGTACAAATTTCTTGACCCCTTAGGTTTGCTGGGTATGACCGGCCTGAGGAGAGAAAAAATGAATTGGCAACAGCGGATCGAAAGTTACGGCCGCCTGACTGGCTTCCCCGGCAGCCTCTTTATCGCGGAAGATGGCCGCGTGGTCGGCACATGGATCATGGGCAACGACTACCGAGTGAAATCCGGTTACTACGGCGGCTACCCGGCCGGCTATCTGCGGCGCATCGCCGCGATGTTCCCCGATCGCCGCCGCGTGCTGCACGTGTTCAGCGGCCAGGTCGATCTTGCCGCCATGCCGGGCGATACCGTCGATTGCAACGCGGCGACAAGCCCGACTTGGGTTGCCGATGCACATGATCTCTCGGCCGTGCCGCTGGCATCCTATGACCTCGTGCTGGCCGATCCGCCCTACAGCGTGGAGGATGCAGAGCGTTACCAGACGACGATGGTTCAGCGGAACGTGGTGATGCGTTCGCTTGCCTCCGGCATGTCGGAGGGCGCCCGGGTTGTGTGGCTTGATCAGGTCTTGCCGATGTACAGAAAGACGGACTGGGCGATTGAAGCGGTCATCGGAATGGTAAAGTCCACCAATCATCGGTTCCGGGTCACTACCATTTTCCGGCGGTTAGCCCCGACGCTCAGCCTCGAAGATGGGAGTGAATTGGTCCAGGAGAGACCGCGCAAACGCGCGGCGTAGCCGCGTCTCGAAACCACCACCGCCAATGCCCGTCGTGTAGCGAATAAGCTGCCCTAGCCCGGCGTTATCGAACTCGACTCTATTGCCGGTCTCCAGTTGCTTGTGCAACCGTCGTAGCAAGCTCTGGAGACCACCCGATCCGACAATCTCCGCTCCGGTGATCTGCGCAATCTCCGCCGGCAGCAACTCGAATACGAATGGTTCTCCATCCGGACTTCTCGGGCGCCTCCTTTCCTCTGGGGGCGTACGTGACCAGCGCGCCACCGCCGCAAGGCGCGCAGCATCCGCGCGCTTCTCCGGCGTCATGTTGGCCGCCCGTGCGGCGCCACCTTTCTTCCCACCCCGGCGGCCCAATTCGGCGGCGGCCTGGTTCTTCTCCGGTGGCACTTCTGGTGTTTTGTCGGTTGCCTTACGCATCTCGGCATTATGTAAGATGCATAAGCGCTAACGCAAGTGGCGATTGGCGTGCTTGCTCCCTGATGCCCGGAATTTTAGCCAATCTGATCCTGTACCGCGTGGCAACCTGCCATCAAGGTTTGATAACCGCCCTCACGGCCTGCAAAACCGCGTCGCCCTTCGCGGACAAGATGAAACCCACAACAGCGATAACCAGCGATACCATGACCGCGCTCGCTGCGATTAAGTCTTTGATATACGTCGCTTGATGGCGAAGTTCGTCAATCTTGTCGCCGTAAGACTTCACCTCCGAGATCAGGCGCTCTGTCTGCGCCGTGAGCCCGCAGCCGCTCACTCGGCCGGGCCGTGCCCGTGCCGGCGTCCGGCCAACTCGATCAGCCTCACGCCGACGATGGCCACTAGCGTGCCGAAGATCGCAAGTCCGAAGGGTGCCACCAACCAATAGGTTTCCAGGCTCACCGAAGCCTCCCGAGGACAAACTGCGCCGTCACAAGGAACATGACGCCACCTGCGCACCATGCACCGAAATGCAGCGCCCCACCAGCCACGCCATTGACGATGGGGGCGACTATCCCGGCGAGTATAGCACCGACGCCGAGGTTATTCAGCGCCGTGGCGAGCAACTGGATGCGCGCGTTGTGGACGGTGTGCATGCGCTCAGGCGTAGCACGCGTGGTGCCGCTGCGGGAGGCGCTCGGCTCCGCTCCCCGGCTTTCGGCGGGAGGGGGAATTCTTTTTTGCCTGTAGGGCAAGTTTTTCCTTGTAGGTATTTGCCTATTGGGCAATAGTCCTCTCCATCGACCGCGGCATCTCGCCCCGGCACAGATGGAGACCACCCCGATGAACGCCTCCGACGCTTTCGCCATCGAGACCGCCCAAACCGCCCTCAAGGCTGCCCTCAAAGCCCTCGATATCGCCTACGGCGCCGTCGAAGACGTACGCATCGAAGAACTGCTCACCAGCCTCACCAGCGCCATCGAGGAAGGCAACGCGGACCTCGGCATCATCGCCGCCCAGATCGAGGACGACCGCGACGCAGACGCCCCCCTGCGCCCCTGGTTCCGCGCCTACGCGGCGGCCTGAGCCATGACCCAGCACATCGTCACCCACGAAGACACCACCGCATTCGCGCCCCACGACAGCCGCTGGTGCGCCTACGACGACAGCACCTACGACGGCCCCGGCTGCCCGCTGGGCAAGGGCGCCACCGAGGCCGAGGCCATCATGGATCTGGAGGAGCAGCTTGACGCGGCAGACGAAGCCGCCGAGGCCGCCCGCCTCGCCTCCTGCGATGTCTGCAACGGCACCGGCTGGATCACCGTTCGCACCACCTTCCCCCACTCCTTCGTCTGCGCGGGCGATCCGCCCGAAGATGCGCGCGGCATGGTCGGCGTCCGATGCCCGGAGTTAAGCCGGTGATCGCGCGCAAGCTGAAATTCCTCGCCGAGAACATCCAGAGCCGCAGCGCCGACGACGATGTTTTCGATCCCACCGAACTGGAGCAGATCGCCCGCGCCATCCGCGAGGTGCTGCCCACGGTCGAGGCCATGGAGCTGCAAACCGTGCCCCCGGTATTCCGCGTCATTTCAGGAGGTGCCACATGACCGCCCTCAACGGCGGCGAGCTAGCCGCCAACGCCACCCGCGCGCTTGAGCACTATCGCGGCCTGGAGCGGCTGCTGGAGATCGAAATCGCCGCCCGCACCGGCAGGCTTGATCAGGTGCGCGAGTTCATCGCCGCGCTGACCACCCCGCCGCGCCCATCCCGGAAGCCCCGCGCCATAAGCGTCGACGGGATAGGCCAGGCCATCGACCCGCCAGAGGCGCCACAGACCGATATGGAACTGGCCGGATGAGCCAGACCCTCCAGCCCGAGTGGCTCGCCCAGCTCCGCGAGCAGCTGATCGCCATCGAGCCGGACATGGCGACGGACGAGCTACTCCTGTTCGATGCTGTGGATGGACAGACGGATATTATTGACCAGCTCCGCACCATACTCCGTTACGCCATCGAGGCCGATGTCTTCGCCGACGCCCTCGGCAACCACATGAAGGTGCTGTCCAAGCGCAAGCAGAGGTTCGAAGCCCGTGCCGATGCCTGCCGCATCACCGTCCGCGATGCGCTGGAAACGCTGGGGCTGAAACGGATCATGGCCGAGGACTTTACTGCCACGCTATCAGCCGGCCGCACCGCGGTCCTGGTGACCGATCCGGACGCCCTGCCCGACGATATGTTCCGCATCACACGGTCGCCCAACCTCACCGCCATCGGCGATGCCCTGAAGGCCGGCGCCGAGGTGCCGGGGGCCGTGCTGAATAACTCGCCGCCAACGCTCACAGTCCGGAGGCTTTGACCATGAACGCCTTAACCCCCGTCAGCGACGGAACCCTTGAGCAAGTCATCGGCACTGGCAACCTCGCCGCGCTCTCGTCCAAGCAGCGCGTCGAATACATGGTGGCCGTCTGCCGCAGCAGAGGATTGAACCCATTGACCCGCCCGTTCCGCTTTATGTCCTTCCAGGGCCAGGTGGTGCTCTACGCCACTCGGGACTGCGCCGACCAGCTCCGCAAGATCGACGGCATCAATATCGAGATCGTGTCAAAGGCGATCGACGGTGATCTCTACGTCGTCGAAGTCGCCGCCACCGATAAGACCGGGCGCAAAGACAGTGACGTCGGCGCCGTCGTCATCGGCAACCTCAAGGGCGAGATGCGCGCCAACGCCATGATGAAGGCATGCACAAAAGCCAAACGCCGCGCCACGCTCTCAATCTGCGGCCTCGGCATGCTCGATGAAACCGAGGTCCACGACATGCGCGGCGCCGTGCTGCTGGAGGATACGGTGATCGACGTTGGACATGCTGCCACAGCCGAGCCCCAACCTGAGACGAGCGCAAGAGACGCTGCCGACACCAACCCAGAATATCGTTTCGCGACCAGCAAAGGCGGTCAGATCTACCGCACCGGCTCCGAATGGATGGAACGCTGGCGCCGCCTGGTGGAAGCCTGCAAAGCCACCGACGCGCTCGACAAGTTGCAAGCCGCCATGGAAATGAACGCCGGCGCGATCGAAGCCGTCGCCGAGTTCGACCCACAAGCTGCCGCCGAGGTCCGCGAGATGCTCGTCGAGGTGCTTGGTGTCGCCGCCGAGATGGAATTGCCCGCATGAATGTCGCCCAAGAGATCAGGCAAGTCGCCAACCAGTTGGAGATCGGCCGCCCCGACCTCTGCACCAAGCTGTTGCATATCGCATCCCGCGTCGGGCGCCTGGAGCTGCTGCTGGACGATATCGCCGCCGACGCGCAGCAGGCCGAGCGCATTCGCTACGACGGCGTCAGCGGGCCCGGCCGACCCCACCGCGAAGCCCAGGTGTTCCAGTTCCCGCACCGGCCGGCATGAGCGACGCAGTCTGGCTGGTGTTCGGGCTGCTGGGCGCCGCCGTGATATTGGTCGGCGTCACGGCGATCTGGCGGACATGGAGGGGGGACTGGGACGGATGAGCGACGCCATGAGCGCGAAGCTGGAACAACTGGCCGAGACTCTGGACCGCGCCGAAAGGGAGTTCAAGCGCGCCGAAGCAGAAATGGAACGCGACGCGGCCGAAATCGCCCACCTGCGGGATGCGTTGGAACGGATTGCGCGGATAAAAACCGACCTAAGCGGTGACTTCTCGTTGTCGAGCAAACAGTCGGAAATCGCCCGCGTCGCGTTGGAGCCGAAGCCATGAGCGCGCTTTTGGAGCTATGTCCCGGCCATTGGGTCAGGCCGGAAAAAGTCACGGCGATCACCAAAACCAAGACGCCCAAACCCATCGACCCGGACGAAATGTATCGCATCACGATTTACATCTCGGGCCGCCCCAGGGTGACTTGGGAGTTTACGGACCCGGACAACGCCGAAGCGTGGGCCAATGCACTCGCGGCAAAGGTCAATGGTGCGGGCGTCGAGACGGAGCCGCAGCCATGAGCGATGCCTGCACACCTGGGACGCTGCTCTACTGGCTCACCCTGATCAGCCCTTATGCAGCGTGCGGGATATTCCTCTACGCCATGCTCGATATGCGGCGCTCATCGCGCGAGAGCCGTCAGGAATATGAAAAGCTCAATGCCCGGCTTGATGTATTGAAGGAACCGGAGCCGTGACTTCCCGCAAAGAATCGCCAATGGCCAGCCGAGCCGAGATGGAGGCGGAAGCCGAGCGCCGCATTTGGGCACAAATCCAAAAGCACTACCCGCCAATCTTCGAGCGTCTTGCCACCCTCCAGCCGCTTGAAGCGTATGCCCTGCTCGGAAACCTGGCCGTCGATACTATCGCGCGCTTCCCGCCAGCCGGGCGCCTGCAACTTGCCAAGGCCTGGACGACAACCTTCCTGGAGGGCGTCCAGGATGGGATGCCCGCCAAGGTGATCCCGTGACCGACGACAGGCCGTTGTCCACGCGCGCGGAGTTGGCCACCCTGCTCCGCTGTTCGGAACGCACGGTGCGCCGCATCATCAGCCAGGTCGCAGCCACGACCCCGGGGTTCGCGCCAATCAAGCGCGGCCGTGCCATGCTGTTCACCAGACGCGATATCGACACCATAACCGAGGCGTTGCGATGCCCCTCCACTTACGTCGCCGAGGCGAGATATGGCACATCAGGGGCACGATCCGTGTCGGCCGTCAGATCATCACCATCGCCGAGTTCAGCACTGGCGCTCGTTCGCGAGCTGACGCGCAAGCCGCCGCCGCGGCAGAGGAAGCGCGCATCCGAGCCGACGCCCTTGACGGTCCTGACGGGCGGGCGCGACGCCTCACGATAACTGAATGCATCGCCACCTATCTGCAACGTCCCGGTGGCATTCCGCACAACGACAAGGCCAAGGTCGCCGATCTGGCGGAACGCATCGGCACCTATGCCGTGCCCGAGGCACCAGCGGCCTGGGCGGAAATCCTTCGCACCCGGGGAAAGAATTGGTCGCCCGGAACAGCCGCAAGATGGCGCGCCACGCTGCAAGCCGCCCTGAACGCCGGCGCCGGGAAAGCCGCCCCTCGCCTGCCCTCCGTTCAGGAGCCAACGCACGAGGTGGCGACGTACCTGACGGTAGCCGAGCAGGACCGCCTGCTGGCGGCCTACAACCCGAGCGCCGCCCCCGTGGCGATGGTCCTGTGCTTTGCCGGGCTGCGTACCCAGGAAGCTCTCCGGTTGGATTGGCGCCATGTCCGGTGGTCCCGACGCGAGCTATTCGTCCCCGGAGCGGTGACCGAGGGTGGCCGCGCGCGACGCCGAAGCAAAAGTGGCCACGGCCGAGCCGTCCCGATGCACCCCCGGCTCCAGCATTGCCTGGAGGATCTATGGGAGCAGCACGGGAAGCCCGACACCGGGCCCGTGTTCCTGTCCAGCCGCGGCAAACCCTATGCCGATACCCGCGATGTCGGTGGCAACCCACTGACGAAGGCTCACATGACGGCCTGCATCAAGGCCGGGCTCTGCCGTCCCACAGGAAAGAAGAACGCCAAGGGCAAGCCGGTGATGCGTCACACCTTCCGGATCCACGACTGGCGGCACCACTGGGGGAGCTGGATGGTCATGATGGGTGCCGACCTGTTCACCCTGATGCGGTTGGGCGGCTGGACCACTCCGCGCATGGTGCAGCGCTATGCCGCGGTATCCGGGGAGCACATGGCCGGCGCCATTGCGAGACTGCGATGAACACTTGTCGTTAGTTGGGCACCAGTTGGGCAATGCCGGTCACTACCTTCGAAAGGTGCAGTCATGCTCTGGGAATTCACGATCAGCACCCCGCCTTGCCAAGGTTGGGGTCGAGGGTTCGAATCCCTTCGCCCGCTCCAGTTGAGACCTAGAAAATCCGCCAGATTTCCGCCGGATCGAGCACTCATCTACAGGCCTACATCGGCCCATTCAGGACAGAACATGCGGCGAACATCCGCCATCGATTGGGCACCAGTTGGGCAATTTGTTCACGGAACACCCCTGTCCCTAGCACCCCCCCAGCCGACCGCAAGGGCGGCGGCGTACCGAGGACAAGATGTCCCGGCGAGGTCGCAGCGGAATGAGTGACGCCATAGACCTCCGGCTCCTCGGCTCACAGGTCCGATCACTGCAACGCCAACTGGCCATCCTCCAAGCCGGACAGGCGCAGTTGCCGACGCTCGATCAGTTCCAGGCCGGACTATCCGCCATTGACGGACAGTTTGCCGAACTCGGCGACATCATAGCGGAGAAGGTGACGGCAGCACTGAGCGATCAGCTCGGCGCCATCGCCGCTCGTCTCGATAAGCTGGAGAAGACGACCTGATGCACATCCTGATCGGCCTGGCCGCCGCCGTCGCGCTGCTCTATTTCTGGCTGGTTGGCCACTGGTTCGCCCGCGTGCTGGTGTTCCTGATGTTGGTGGTTCTGACTGGATTCTGCGGTGGCGCTCTGTTTGCCTCCATCGCCGTCAAACAGGCAGAGACAGCGTCATTCGTCATCGGTGCCATTCTGGGCGCCCCCTTGGCGTGGCCGCTCGCCAGCATTCCGATATGGCGCAAAAACAGCATCTTTCTGCGTGGCTTGGCGATGCTCTATCCCCAGGCCGATCCGGCCGAGCTGCGGAAGTATGCCAGGGATGTCTACGGGCGCGGTTAAGGCGCGGGCGGCGGTGATGCCGGTGGCGTCATCAGCCGGTTCGGGTAGAGCATCTCCATCCCCTGCTTGTAGCGGCGTGCCTGGGCGGCATGCGAGAGCCACTGCTGAACCCCGATGCCAGCCAATCCGGCGACTGGATGGCCAGCCCCCAATATCGTCCCGATCGTTCCGGCCGCCACCGCGCCGGCCTTGCCTTCTGCATGCTCACGCATAGCATCGAAGAAGTTCTGCGCCGTGTCGGAGCCGGGCGCCTTGGCGAGCCGCTCGGCGGCAGCCTTGCGGCGCAGGCTGTCGCGCAGGTTCCATAGATCCTGCATCGTCTCGGGTGTGAACGATTGTTCCGGCTCAAGGCTGCGGGCGGCCCGTGCATCGACGATGTCTTTCATCATCTTTTGCACCCGCGCCGGCTGCATAATGCCGTGGCTGTCGAATAGGCTGGTGCGATAGCCTTGCAGCGCCCGCATCTCGTCGATCTTCCGCGATGCCTCGGCGAAGTTGCGGAGATAGTCCCCGAAGCCGGGCGCGCCATTCTCGATGACACCATCTAAGACCTGTTTTAGCCGGGTGAGCTGGCCGATGGCCACGGCGTTGACCTTCTGCCCGGTGATGTCCTTGGCTTCGAGCATGTCGGTGATGTGCTGGCGGACGCCATAGAGTATCCGGGGTTCGGTGACCAAGTTGCCGTCTGCGTCGTAAAGCTCTTTCGTCGCGGCATTCACCGCGTTGCGTATCCCGGAGCGCCGCCCTTCGCCCCCGGCCAGGATCTGGTTTGCCGCATCCACGACGGGCGTCGGGTCGGTCGGCTTCTGATTGGCCCAGAGTTGCTCTCTGGCCGCAGCGGCGGGTTCGTCGCGCGCCTGCTCGGCCAGTTGCAGCGTCCGCGGTGAACCGGCCAGGTTGTCGAAATGGTTGGTGTATTTGGTATTATTGGCATCCGCCGCCACCTGTTCCTTGTCCGCCAGTTCAGGATCCTTTGCCTTCAAATCCTTGAACGTGCGGGCAGCCTCGGCGGTCTGCATCGCCTCCGGCTCGGATATTGTAACGCCTGGGATGTATTCCTTGTGGTCGGCAAAGCTGGGCTGCTGCGGCTCGATCAGCTTCGATCCCTCGGCGGTGGCGCGATAGGCTTCGATCTCCTTCGGAGTCAGTTCCAGCTCAAACGCCGGGGTGCCTTCACGGGACGCCGCAGCGCCGACCGATTGCGGACCGGCCGTGCCCGCCGCTGGCCCTTCTGCCGTCGTCCCCGCGCCCTCGGCCAGCGCCTGCCGTTCCGCCGCTCCCTGCCGCTCTGCCAGCCACGCCGCAGCGTCGGGGTTCGTCTTTGCCATCTCGGCGACGACCTCGGGGGTTTGCCTGGACAGGAATGAATCGACATTGTCGGACCGCGTTATCCGTGGCCCGCTTCGTTCCAACGTGAGAGGCATCCTTGTATCTTCCCACGGCGCCAAGGTGTTGCGGATGATAGTACCGGCGCTGACCGGCCCGCCGCTTGGCGTGATAATCCCAGGCATCCCACTGACCGCTGGCATTAATTGATTGATCGCATAGAGGTCGCGCCCCAGGCGAGGGCCGCCGACCACGTTGCCGGCCTCATAAGCAGCCTGCCCCAAGCCGCCCGCCAGCGCGCCTACCCACGGGTTCGCGGCCTGTAACAGGGGGCTGTAGATATAACGGCCCGCCGGGCCGCCAGCCTCAAGAGTTTGCAACCCGTAGGGCGTGACCAGCGGACCTTCCCTCGCCCCCTTCAGCGCCGCCTCGCCGATGCGTCCGAGCGCGCCCTGGCCCGCCGGGTCGGTATAGGGAACATCGGCCGAGGTCGCATCAGGTGAGGCAAGAATGGTGGAGAGCGGCGTGCCCGGTGGGGTAGCCCGCGCGGCTTCATTGGCCAATGCGCGGCCACCGAATACCTGCTCATCGGACAACTCGCGGGAAGCGCCGAATACCTCAGCGTCGGAGAGTTCCCCTGCCATGCTATTGCACCGGTATCCAGCCGGAGCCGGTCCACTTCATCGGCCCCTTGGGCGTCGAATAAATTGTCCCAGCCTGGCGGTTTGCCGGATTGACCGGCGCTGTCTCAACGGTTTTTTGCGCCTCCCGGCTTGGTTCCCTGCCCTCCGGTTGTTCCATGTGCCCGGTTTCAGGATTGTAGATCGGCGCAAAACCGTGCTCGGCGTAATACTTGGCTTGCCAGCCGGGCGGCAGTATCCCGGTTGCGCTTGCATCCTTCATCCCCGCCTGGGCCATTTCCCGCTCATAGACGAACTGCGAGCGCGCCCAGTTCAACACGCGATTGACGGCATCCGGGTCGGTCTCGATGCCGGGCTGCGCGTGGATGAAATGCTGTATTTTCGCGTCGGTAATCTGCGAGCCACTGCCGAGCACCTGTTGCAAGATCGCACCCGAGACCACCGCGAGCGTCTTCTGCGCGGTCTGGATATTGCCCACCGCGGCAGGATCGACGCCGATGAGCGATGGGCTGATACCCAAGGACTTGCCGATGGCCGCTACCGTGCCGAGCCACGGCGCGAAATATCCGGTGTTGATGCCGGCCGCCTTGGCCTTTTCAAGCTGGCTCAATCCGTAATCGATGTTGCCGATCGCCTGCGCCGAGTTGCGGCCCTGATCGGCGAGTTGAGATGGCAGCTTTCCGCTCGCCTGACCCGCCGCGGTGCCTGCCGCTTCCGCCGCCTTGCGTGCTCCGATGGCCACGGGATCGGAGGGCGACAGAACCGTAGCGCCGCCCACGCCGGTCTGCCACACCGTGCCATCGGGCGATACCACCAGCCGCCCAGGCGGCTGGAACTTCGGCTCGGTGCCGGGGCCGCCGATCCAGATGCCGGAGCCGGGGGAGGTCTCGCGATAATTGGCCAACGGCTTGGCCGTCTCGGTGATCTTGCCAGTGAGCGTGTCCAGCTGGCCTTCCTGGGTCTGCACCACGTTCTCGGCCTGCAACAGCATCTGGGCCTTTGTCTTCAGATCGGCCGCCATTGCCTTCGCCGTTGCCTGCGCGCGCAGATCGTGCGGCGCCTGGGCTGCCAGCATTTCGATCTGGGCCGCGCGCGCGAGCAACGCCTGTGCCTGCTGTGCCTGCGGGCGGGCCATGCCGGTCGGCACCTCGCTGGCGTGCGGCAGAGTTGCCGTAGCTGTTGGCTGGGGTTGCGGCGAGGTGGGTGCGGGCGGTGCTGGCGGGGCAGGCACTGCGGGCGCTGGCACTGCTGGCGCCGCCACGACTGGCGCGGCGATTGCGGGCGGTGCCCCGCCCACGGACGTTAGCTGGTTGATCAGGGGCTGGTTGCCCGGCTGCTCGGCCACGGTGCCACCCGCCGCCACAGGACCGGGCGGGGCTGTGGGCACAGGGGCGGGCGCCGTGGGTGCTGGAACTGCCGGGGCGGGTGCCGTGGGGCCGGTTGGCACACCGGGGCCTGCGAAGTTCGTTCCACCCGTCCGCGCCGCCACGCCCTTGCCGAAGTTGGGACTGCTCGCCAACGCGATGCCAGCATCCACATCTGCCGGGTTGAGCCATGGCCTGCCGCTCTCGTAGGGCTGCTGCGCCAGGATGAAAGCCTTCTGCACGGCCGGATCGGCGAGGTTGATCTTATCGCCAGGCCCGACCCCGAGCGCCTTGCTGACGGCGGCGACATACGGCGCGGTGTTGGCGGACGGGTTGCTGACCCAGCGGTTGACCGCATCCTGCACCGTGTTGATGCCCTGTCCCGCATAGCGGGCAAGCTGGTAGGCATGCGCTGCCACGCCGGTCGGCACGTCGGGAAAGACGCCAACCTTCTGCCCGTCCGCTGCGGTGATGAAGCCGGTGCTGCCGGGAACGCCGGTGCTGAGATTGCCAGGATTGTTGGCCTGCTGGCCGATGGTGGGGGCTTTGGGATCGCGCGGGACGGCCGGGCCTACGTCTCCAGACGCTCCCGTTGCCGCCGTCCCTGTTCCCACGCCGCCGCCGGTGTAGAGCTTCAGCAGTTGGTCCGAGAGGGCGGACCCTCCCGCAATTCCCAGGTTGAACTGCTGTTCGACCGGCAGACCGCGCGCCCGGATCTGCTGCAACGCCTGCTCGCCGGGATAGGTCGGCGGCGCGTTCTTGGCAAAGCCTAGGCTCTGCATGTAGCGCACGACCTCGGGATATGCCTGGGCACGGGTTGCCTCATCCGGCAGCGACAGCAGCCCTTGCGAGGCGTTTGCCATCGCCGTCATTTCCCGCGCGCCCGCCTCCTGCGCCGCCTGCTGGACGAACAGCCGGTTGCGCTCGGGGGCGTAGGCATTGGCGATGTTCTGCGCGTTCGCCGCCATCAACTGGTTGTAGTCGGGAAACGGGGAAGTCTGCGCGCCGGACATGGGATGTCCTCAATAAACTGGGGCGATGTATCCGGGATCGGTGGGCGATAGTAATCCCGCCTGGCCGGAATTGCCGGTGCCGCTCCACACGCCCTTTGCCCAACTCTTGAAGTCCGGATTGGTCAGCAGTTGGTTGGCGCTCGATGTGAGGCCCTGACTGAGATTGCCGGTGATGCTGTTCTGCGCGTTGGCGCCGCCGAGTGCCGCAGTTGCCGCACCCGAGGCATTCGTCGCCCCTTGCACTGCGACATTCCCGCCGAGCTGGGACAGTCCATATAGTCTGTTGTAATAATTGCTGAAATCCTGGTTCGCCAGGCCCTGGCCGAACTCCTGTTCCGCTTTCAGCGTCGCCCCGGAGCGCAGCATCCCCTGCGCTGCGGCTCCTGCATCGACCGCGCGCAGCCCCTCGTTTAGCTGCCACTGGTAGCCCGGCGAGGCGGTGTAGCGGCCCATGGCGGCAGCCGCCGCATCCGGCCCGTTGAGGCCGAGCAGATCGGTGGCGCCGCCGAGCGCCTGCCCCCCGGCCGTGCGCCATGGCGCAGTATCGGTGCGCTGCTGCTGGAATTGCTGCTGCGCGATGTCCTGCCCGCGCTCCGCAGTATCCGACTGCATCTTGCTGCTGATCAATCCGCCCGCGGCGGTAACGCCTGCGGCGGCGAGCGCCCACGGCATGTCTAGTCCTCCTCTACGAGATGGTGTTCCTCGCGGACGGCCGGCTCGCCGTCCTCCAGGCGATCGGCGTTGTGAATGCACGCGAACACGCAATGCGGCATCAGCGTGCGGAAGGCGTGCTTGCAGCCGGCCGGGATCTCGATCGTTGCCGGCGCTTTGTAGGTATGCGGCGCCTTGCCGTCGCGCGAGACTTCCACCGCGCCGGACATCAGCGCGGTTAGGTGCGGAAATTCGTGACTATGTTGGGGTATAATTGTTCCAGCATCGACGACGTACCATACTTTGTAATAAATCCCAGCATAGGTCGTGACACTGATAGTTTCAGGCTGATGTTCTGCGCGCTGCATGGCTTTCATTCCCCTATGTGCTACAAGGGAGCGGACCAACGTCGCGCTGGAAACGCGGCGCTGGCCCTGAACACCACGGCTCGGGAAGGAGCGCGCGATGCCTGATCTCATGTTTAGACCCCAACAACCGACATTGGAAACTGGTCTACCATCATTGGAGCAACTCCGGTCGTGCTTCGACATTGATGCCGAAGCCGGCATTCTGTTCTGGCGTGATCAACCTTACTGGCGAGCCTCTCAGCGCATAAAATACACAGGTCAGCCCGCCGGCACGCGAGGGCAAAACGGTTATGTCCGAATCCAATGGTGCAGAAGGCATTTTCTTGCTCATCGGATTGTCTGGAAGATGGCTACGGGGCGCGATCCAATCCAAAAGATAGACCACGTCAACGGCATCCGGCACGACAATAGGATTGCCAACTTGAGAGATGCCACCCATGCTCAAAACTGCATGAACAAGATCGCCAGAGTGGGGAAGACAGAACCCAAGGGGGTTTATCGCAATCGCGGGCGGTTCAATGTCAAGATCGGGATCGGCACGTTCGATACCATCGAAGAGGCCACGGCAGCCTACGACAGAGTCGCGCGACTGCTCTTCGGCGAGTTTGCAAGGTCCAAATAGGTTATTCACAGCGCATACTCACAATGACACTGATCCGGTCTTCGTCGCCCTGATTCTCGACGCTGTGGATCAGCAGATTATCAAAAGTCCAGACTGATCCGGTCTGAAACCAGCACTGCTCGTCCTCGCATTTCACCAGCGCCGAGCCCTGCACCGTCCAGTGTGCCTTTGTCGTGTAAAACTCAGGCGCCCAGTTGCCGGCGTCGCTGTGCGGCTCGATACTCTTGCCCGGCGGAAGGCGTGTCAGCAGCACTGATCCCAGCTCTACAGCCTGCACCCGCGTCATCAGGCCGAACACCACCGGGCGCAGCGCGGGCAGGGCGTGCCAGGCGGGCCAGAAGACGTTGCGATGCTCGCCCCGCCGGACCTCAAGGTCGGTCAGGTCGGCCTCGGGCATATAGCGCACGGTGATGTCGGTCATGGCCGCGTGCGGCGTGCCGGGATAGAGGCGCCGATCGGGCCGCTGGTCCCATAGCTGCTCGTTTCGCGCCAGCTCCAGCCGCAGCGGCAGCGTCTCGATGCCCTCGGCGATCTTGAGAAACTGTCGCATCTAGCGCGCCCGCCGCCCGCGGATTGATCCGGCCGCCGTCATGGTGCCGGTAAAGCCCGCCTGGGCCACCAGCCAGACCGCAGTGGCGGCGGTGATGTTGATCCGGTGAATGGTGGTCGGCAGCACCTGGTTGATCGCCGAGGCCGGATAGGTGGCGGTGATGCTGGTATCGATGACGCTGATGCCCACGCCGAAATAGGTATGCGTCCCGGCGCCGGCCGTGAACGCGACGAAGCCGGACACGTCCCAATCGCCCGGCGTCAGGTTGAGGGCCACGATGTTGGTCACGACGCCGGAGCTGATCGCCGCGGCGGCACTGCCGGCGGTCATGTATTCGCCCACGTCGCCCGCCGTTGCCTCGGAGCCGTCCGTGACCCCCGCGTCGGTGATGGCGGCCAGCCGGTCGGCCACTGCCTGGTGATATTCCGTCCACGCCTGCGAGTGCTGCTGGCCGGACGCGAAATCGGCGATCGGCGGATCGTAGAACGGCGGCTCGATGAGGCGCGGTGCGGTGGCCATCAGGATGATCCGGGGATGATGTCGGCGTCCATTCCGTACAGCCGCGAGACCCCGTGCGTTGTAATCCTGAAAGTCCGCTGGCGGAATGACCCCAGCCGGGTGGTGTAGACCCTGTGTGTGTAATCCCCGGAGGCGCCCGCCGACATGCTGCGCGGGGCCTTCCACGTCCGCGCGCCGTCGTCGCTCCATTCAAGTTGCACCGCGCCCGGCCCTGCCGAGCCGCCGCTTTCCATCTCAATCTCGATGCGCGAGCAGAAGGCGCGGTCGGTAGAGGCCCAGATCGTCGGCAAGGTCGCCTGGCGGATGACTGCCACGCCCGCGTCGTTCACGTACATGCTGAGCGTGTAAAGCATCCCCGTGGTGCGGTCGCCGAGCAGGTGCAGGCTGTTGTTGTCCGCCGCCGCCGTTGCCGCCTTCCAGGGCCCGGTGCCGTCCGTGCTGGTGGCGCGCTCGTGCCAGGCGCCGGTGGCGACGTCATAGACCAGGGTGCGGCTGCTGTCGTTGGTGGTCAGGCAATAGAACCAGTGGCCGCGATAGGGAAAGGTAAACGCGGTCATGGCGACCATGCCGATGCCGATGATGGCCTCTATGGCATAGGTGGAAACCCGCTTCGGGTTATAGCCCTCGGAGCGCCAGACCAGCCCATCGAGGCCGACCCACCAGACCGACTGGTCCGCCTTGCAGACGGCCATGGGCGAGCCGGTGCCGATGGGTATCACGCCGCCCGCGGCGCGGCGGAACGGGAAGAACGACGTCCCGGGCGTGGTTTCCAGCCCCGATTTGCCCGCGTTGTACCAAACTTCCATGCCGCTCTCGCCGATGGTCCAGACCTGGCCGCGATGGCTGATCACCCGGCGGATGACATTCGGCGTCGCGTCCGAGAAGACGAAATCAAGCGCATCGAAGGATGACGGATCGAGCACACGCGAGATGAACCACATGGCGGTGTCGCCGAGGGCCGAGAAGGCGAAATACCCATCGACGTAGCAGACCGACGAGGCGCCGGGGAAATCCGGATCGGTGATCTGGTGCAGCGGATCGCCGGGCAGATGGGTGCAGGTATAGGCGCGGGGTGCGACGCAGACGACGCAGGCGGTGGGTCCGGCGGCGATGGTAACAAACGAGTTCCATGGGCTGGTGCCAGCGTCCGCGGTGCCGACATCGGCGAGCATTTCCACGGTGGGCACGCCGGTGGGCGAGAACCGCATGCGGTAGAACTTGGTGCCGCTGGCGATGTAGATCACGCCGGGCACTTCGTCGTTCATGGCCAGGATCGGGCCGGTGCCGATGGCGCCCGCGCCCCCGGCGGCGGCGTCCCAAGCCTGGAGCGTTGGCGTCGAGACCAAGGCTGCGGCGGTGCGGGCATCGGCGGGCTGCTGCTCGGCCATGAGGTTCACGAGCCGCTTGGCCGACAGCGGCCTTGACGGATGTTCGTAGCTCTCCAGCGGGAACGGAATGCGCCGCATCCCGACCTTGGGGGATAGCGCCGTCCGCAGTGCGGTGAGGGCGTCGGACACTAGGGCGTGCCCTCCAGCGCCGCGATGCGGGCGGTGAGCGCGGTGATGAGGTTGTTCAGTTCCTTGATCGCGTTGACGCTGATGGCGGCGATGGTGCTTTCGGAGATCGCCAGCGTCGGGTCGCCGGTATCGAGGCCGCCGGTGCCATCCTTCAGCGGAATGCCCGCCTGCCACACGGCCTCGGGGACGATCGGCTGCACGTCCTGGGCGACGAAGCCGATTTCGTCCTGTGCCCCGGTGGTGGGATCGGCGCGGGTGAAGGCGACCGGCTGGAGTTGCAGGATCTCGGTGAGGCCCTTGGTGGACGGCATGATGTTCGTCTTGGTGCGCCGGTCGGACGTGTTGAGGTAGGGTCCGACGCCACCCACGGCCGCGACGGAATTGAAGCACAGGCCGTCCGATGCGCGCATGTTCCACATCGGGGTGCCGTTGCTGACCCAGTTCATCTGGCCGCTGGATTGGTTCCACTCCCAGTAATATGCCGCGCCGAAGAAGAATTTCCGGCCCAGCCCGCCGGGAGCGAAGCCGAACGCATTCGGCACGTTCCAGACGGCGGTGCTGCCGGTGATATTGCCGGGGACGGAAATCGACGAGGACGCGCCGACGCCGCTGATATCGCCGGTGACGGCCAGGGTGCCGCCGACCGAGGCGTTGCTCTTGACGCTCAGCGCGCCACCGCCGTCGAGCGTCATGCAGGTGCCGTTCGGCGAGTTCCAACCCCATGTGCCGTTTGAGGATGTCCACACCTGGAACCAGTTGGCGCGATGCTGCTCGACGTGATCGCCGCTGCCGGCCGAGACGTAGTGGATCCATTCGTAGCCGTTGGCCGACGACATACTGAGGGTGTTGGTGTAGAGGTTGCTGCCAACGGTCATGTTGCCGGTGGTGCCGAGATTGCCGCTGATCGTGCCCCCGGAGATCGGCAGCACCGAAGTCCAGCCCGAACTGCCGCGGCCGTAGATTGTCCCGGTGAGTGGCGCTTCGGGCACCACCGGGGACCAGGTGGCATTGAGGCGGGCATAGGACAGCCCGTTTGAGGGCGCGTCGGCCAGCACCGGGGTCCATGCGGCATTCATTCTGCCATACGGCGTATTGTTCGAGGGCGCCTCGGGCAGCGTGGTGGTGGCGCAGTAGGTTTTGACCGCGAGCGCCGAGAACCGTCCGGTGGCGGTGTTCTTGTCGATGACAAAGCTGCTGGCATCGGTGACGGTGCCCAGGTCGGGCAGGTCGATGACGCGGATATTGCTGCCGGACATTATGACGTCTCCAGTTTATGAACGCCGTCGTCGGTGATGATCGGGTGCAGGTCGTCAGTGGTCAGGCCAACATGCGCGGGCGGGCCGGGCGGTATCGGATCGATCGGCGGGATGGGTTCGATGGCCGAGAGCGGCGTGCCGGTAAAGAACGGCCGCAGGAACGAAGCGATGCCCTGGGCCAGCACCGAGGACTTGGCGCCATCGGCCCACAGCAGCAGGATTGCCCAGCCGCAGCGCAGCGGGAAGCCCGAGAACGTGCCGGTGGGGATGTGGAAATCCCACGAGCCGATGGCGCTGCCGGGCGTGCCTGCGATGGATTGCAGCATCAGGCCGGGCACAAATGGGCGCTGGTAGTCGCCCCAGGTGTAGCCGTAGTCGGCGTCGTCCCACATCACCAGTTGCATCGCCGGGCCGTTGGCGTCGGTGGTCAGGATGATCGCCTGCGCCGAAGGGTGGTCGCTCTCGACGACGATGACGGTCAATAGCAGGCTATCGGCGGAGGACAGCACGAGGTCGCTGCGCGGGACGTGGACCGGCGAGGTGCGGCGATAGGGCAGGGTGATGGAGTGCTGCATGCCGTGCCTCTATGGTGTGGCCGTCATGGGCGGGTAGGCGGCGCGGGGCAAGCCATGCGGGTTTCGACCAGATCGCGCAGGTGCGCCAGTTCGCGTTCGTGGATGTCGAAGCGGAGCATGATCGTGCGGCCAGGTTCCAGCGCCGCCTTGGTCTTTTCGTAATCGACGCGGAGGTCGTCGTAGTCGTGCGTGAGCAGCACGAGGGCGTGGCTGTTCTGCCACGCCAGCGTGACCAGGGCGCCGAGCAGGAGAGGAACCAGCGCCGCCGCGGCTTTGAATGCCCAGTCCATGAGGCTGCGCCGGTTCGCTCATTGTGCCCTACGACTTCGGGCTGGGCGAGGTGCCCATAGGGAAGAAGCCCCATCCGAACTCTTCACTATAACCCCAGCCACCCCCGTCAGGCGGCGGCTTGTTGCCTTCCGGCGGTGCCGGCGGCAGCACGATCGGATGGCTTGGATGCCCCGGCGACGGCCAGATTTGCACCGGAGGCCCGCCCGGCTCGACCGGCGGCAGGGTGATGGGATGGGTGGGCGTTCCCGGAGGTATCGGGAACCCAGCGTCCACGAAAGGCGGGGCCACGCCGCCCCAGGTGCCCAGCGGCGGCTCAGGCGGCAGCACGATGGGGTGGCTGGGAACCCC